GATCGCACGGATCGCCGAACGCATCGGCGCCGACGTGGCGGTCCGGACGGCAAGCCTCGAGACCCGTGTCGACCTCGGCCCGCGGCACTACGACACGCTGCACGACGAGCGGATCCAGCAGGTCCGGCGCGAGATGGCCTATACCGAATGGCGCCAGCAGCTGCCGCAACCGGCGCCGGTGCTCGACATGCTGGTCGGCGAGCCAGTCGGGTTCACGATCGTCGCAGTGCGGTACCGGATGCACAATCGGCGAGCGAAGCGGCTGCTGGTCCATGCCCTGGACCTGTGGCCGGAGATCCTGGGTGCCGTGTGCAAGGCGGTCGACGAGAAGGACCTGCAGCGGGCGCATGCGAGGCTGGCGGCGTGAGGTACGTCGTCGAGGACGCGCGGTGGTACGACACCGGCCCGCTGCTGCCGGCGATCAGCGCACCCGAGCTGAAGCCGGTAGACACTGGGCTGCTCGACAGACGAGGCCGCAAGATCCTGCGGGCTCCGGAGCCGGTTGGGTTCCATCGGGCGGGGGTATCGCGGCAACAACCTCGGGGTATCGACCCGCCGCGCAGCGAGGGAAGATAAACGAACGCGGCGGAGGACGTCTCCGCCGTTCTAGATTCCAAGAGGAGGAAGCAGTGCAGCAAATCACGATCGACATGGTGGTGAGCGAAACTCGTTCATTCGGCCGCGAACACGCCGACGAAGCGACTTTGGTGCAGCCTGCGGTAAATCTTGGCGCGTCGGTCTGGATCGATGGATCGCTCACCATCAAGGGCCCGCGGCTCATGCCTGGTCAGCGTTTCAAGGTGACCATCACGCCCGAGGACTGAGCGTCCGAATCTTGTTACCGTAACAGAATACGGACTGCCAAAGTGGCCACCAAACGGCCAAAAACGACCCCGCCACAGCTGCGCCCAGCGTAGGTTGTGATGAAGCCCGCCCGGCTCCCCACGCAGGCGGGCTTTTTGCTGTCTGGAGGATCCGCCGATGCCACAATCGTCCGCGGCCAGGCAGCGCGCCGGCTGCGCCGCCGCCGTCTCTGGTCCGGCGTCAGGTTCCACTCCTGCGGCGCGCCGGCGCCCCCTTTCAACCGCGGACCGTCTAGATAGCCTCAGCATGCGGCTCGACGACCTGGTCCGCGACGTCCGCTTCACGCCCCAAGCACGGTCGCACCGCGAGGTCGAACGGCGCATCAATGAGGCGGAAGAGATCGCCACCGAGCTCCGCGCCATCTTCCGTTCGGCCGCTCCGCCCGAGCATCCCCCGCTGAAGCGTGAGGGCAGTGGAGCCTGGTGGTGATCGATCTCCGCGCCCTCGACGCCACGATCGCCAAGACGACGGTCGTAGAAGCGATCGCCGGCAAAGCCGCGGCCGTTGTCACGAAGGACTGGCTGGTCGAGGTCCGCAAGGATCTCGCCGAGCTCGCCGAGCGGCGTGCGCAGGAAGCGCGGGCATGAGGTCGCCTAAGACTCTGGCCGCGGCGACGCAGCTGCTCGAGGAGTACGCTGACCTCTCGTCCCGGATTGCCCTGGTCGAAGAGGACCGGGCGGAATCGATCGCCAAGGCCAACGTGGTCGCCGACGTCGCCGCCCAGCCCATGCAGGCCCGTCTCGAGGAGATCGAGGCCGCACTCGAGCCGTGGTGGACGAAAGGCGGGCACGAGCTCGCCGGCGGCAAGAAATCGATGGAGCTCGGCGGATGCGTGATCGGATCGCGGATGTCGCGGCCAAAGCTGGCGCATGGATTCGCGAACGACGACAAGGCTACCGAAGTCCTTCGTGGGACGCGATGGGCCAAGCGCACTACCCGGATCAGCTATTCACTCGACCGGACGGCTACGCTGAAGCTGCTGCAGCTTGGCGGGAAGACCGGCGCGGCCATCTCCTCTCTCGGCTTCTCAATCGAGCAGGCCGAGCGCTTCTTCGTGGACCGCACGGGATGAGGATCGAGGATTTCACGGCCGTGGAGATCCTGGTCGATCTCCGGGCCCAGCTGATCCACTGGCGCGACTACGGCAAGATCGGCATCGAGATTAACTCGGGCCGGATGAACCCGGACTTCGTCAAGGCGGTCGAGCCGGCCATTCGGCTTGAGCTGCGCCACCGCATCAACGACATCGAGGACCGGCTCAAGGCATTCGGCGTCGTCTTCGGCGCCTGACGTGCGCAAGGCCTGGCAGCGGCCGGAAGGCCAGCCTGACAACCGCAAGCGCGGCCGGGCTGGGCAGCGCGACCGCAAGCGCAGGCTGAGCAGAACCGCCGGCCTTTGCGAGATGTGCATGGACGAGGGCAGGGCAGAGCCGGCCACCATCGTCAACCACAAGATTCCGTTGGCTCGAGGCGGCGAGGACGTCGACGCCAACACCGAGAACCTATGCGCTCGGCACGATGCGATCGTGACCGCTCAGCAATTCGGGAAAGCCGATCCGATCGAGGCCAAGGGCATCGATGCGAGCGGTCGGCCGATCAGCCCTGATCATCCGTGGAACAGGAGACCTTGAATGCTCGAGATCGAATCTCGGCAGGTGCGCCGTGCGCGCCTGCGCCTTGAGACTGCCCAGCCCCAGTACAGATCGACGCACGCCGCCGGCAACCGAGCGTTCCGTCGATCACTGCGCGTGGACGGCAAGCCGAAGGGCAGGACGCGGCCGCTGCGCATGTCAGCGCATCGCCGCATGGCTCAGCACATCATCAACGTCATCTTCGCCGTTGCAGCTCACCGAGCCGAGCTGCGGCGAGCAGCGACCGCATAGGAGCTTCCAAATGCACTACAAGAACGGCCGCGAGGCCCGCAACGGCGACAAGGTCGTGCTCCTACCGAGCTACGGCGCACCAGTCATCGGCATCCTCTACGACGCCCAGGCCGGCAACGATTACTGCAACGGCAAGCTGGCGCCGATCGCACCGAACGACCCGTGCCCGAACCTCAAGGAATGCCTGCATCTGGACGACGTGCTCGCAGCGATCGCGGCCGATCCCAACGCGTCGCCGTGGGCCGAGGCCGGGGGGGTGGGTCAGGGCTGACGACCCGGCCCTGGCGGACACCGCGCAGTGCCTTCATTTGCACCGAGACCAATCCAAAAGTAAAAAGTTGGAGCGACCAGAATGGCCCAACAGCCGAAGCGGTCCGCCGCCCAGGCGAAGGCCAAGGCCGCACCGAAAAAGCCGAAGCGCAAGCCGGTCAAAGTCAGCGCGCCGCGACTGACGCGCCAGGCGATCGGCGGGATCCTCGAGCCCGACTGGAAGCGACTGCTCCCGGAATCGGCCGAGCAGCTCGCAGCGTCGGAGCACTGGCGCCGCGTCGCCGGCGAAATGCAGGACCTCGAGATCCTGTCGCTTGCGAATGGCCATGCGCTGCAGCGCCTGGTCCTCGCCTACCTGGTGTACGATCGCTGCTCGAAGAACGTCGCGGCTGACGGCCTGGTGACCGAGCCCAGCAAAGACAATCCGAAGTCGATCGCCCGCCTGTCGATCCACTACAAAGCAATGCGCGAAGCGGAGAACACCGCCCAGCGCCTTGAGGATCAGCTCGGCCTGACACCAGGCAAGCGCGGCCGGGTGAGCAAGGTCGCGAAAAAGCGGGAGCGCAAGGCTGGTGCCGACGCGTTCCTCAACGGCCCGCCGGCATAAGTCGGCCGCGGCCGATCCTGTCACGGCTTGGGCCGAGGCGGCGGTCCGCGGCGACTTCGTTGTCGGCGAGCTCGTCGCGCATGCGGCCGAGCGGCATCTTCGGGATCTGAGGGACGCGCGATCGCGCGGTTACTTCTGGAGCCCCGAGCTCGCGCAGCGTGTGATCGACTTCTTCCCGTCGATGTTCACGATCACCGACGGGCCCGCGGCAGGCAAGCCGTTCAACCTGATTCCGTATCAGGCATTTTGTGCCGGCTCACTGATGGGCTGGGTCAACGCCGATGCGCGGTGGCGCTTCCGATCCGCCTGGATCGAGACCGGCAAGGGCCAGGCTAAATCGCCACTCATGGCCGGCCTCGGCCTCTACGCCATGGGCTGGTGCGACTTCCCTCGCTCGCAGGTCTATTCGATCGCCGCGAACAAGCAGACGGCCAACGTCCTATTCAAGGACGCGACGGCCATGTGCCGGGCACAGATCCCCGGGTACGACGAGGACGAGAGCCTCGAGCAGCTCGGGCACGTCGTCATCCGCGGCGAGCTCGAGAACGCCTGGAAGATCGAGCATCCGGCTTCGCACTCGTTCTTCCTTCCCCTCGCCGGCGGCGAGCAGCAGTCCGGACCGCGGCCGCGAATGGTCCTGGCAGACGAGATCCACGAATTTACGAGCGACGGGCAGATCGAGACCTGGCGCCGGGCCATCACAAAGGTCGCCGGCAGCGCGATGATGGTGCTCGGCACCAACACGCCGGCGACGTCGCAGCTCGTCGGAACATCCTATTCAGAGACCGCACAGAAGATCGCTAAGGGCGAGGTCAAGGACGACACCGCCTTCGCGTTCGTCGCTCGGGTCGACAAGAAAGACCGCGAGACGGTCTTCGAGAACGAGGCCTGCTGGGCCAAGGCCTTGCCGGCACTCGGCGTCACTTACCCGATCGCGAACATCCGCGAGGAGGTCCAGACCGCCAAGACGCGGCTGTCGACGGCCTCTTCGGTCAAGCGGCTCTACTTCGGCATTCCGACCGGCGCCGCTGACTTCTGGATCGACGAGGAAAGTTGGGCCGCCGTCCAGGGCGACTTCAACGACGACATCCTGGAGGCGCTCAAGAGCTTCCCCTGCTGGCTGTCGCTCGACCTCAGTCAGAAGAACGACCTCACCGCACTTACCGCCACCTGGCGCGACGACGACGGGCACCTCTGGCAGAAGACCTGGTACTGGACGACGAAGGACGGCCTGCCCGATCGCTGCAAGCGCGACCAGGCTCCGTACGACGAATGGGTTGAGGCCGGCTGGCTCACGGCCGTCGACGGCGCCACGATCGACAAGACCTTCGTGGCTGCCCAGGTCGCCGAGCTGCTCGCCGAGCACGACGTCGTCGAGCTCGTCTTCGATCCGGCACAGATCTCCGATTTCGAGGCGGCCTGCGAAGAGATCGGGCTCGAGGCCTGGCGGTACCGCGGACCGAAGGAGCCGCAAGGGTCCGGCCTCCGCATGGTCGCGCATGCCCAGGGCACCCGGGTCATGTTCGAAGACCGGCAATATTGCATGCCGCGCTCGATCGAGCGGCTCGAAGACCGAATCCTGAAGAAGACGATCACAATCGAGGCATCGCCGGTCACCTACAGCTGCGCTGCCAATGCCGCGCTGATTGAGGACGGCCAGAAGAACCGGGCCTTCGACAAGAAGCGGTCACGCGGTCGGATCGACGGCGTGGTGACCATCGCGATGGGCGCCGGCGCGGCGGACAGCGTGGAGCTGGAGGAAAAGCCGATGACGTCGCCCTGGGACGATCCCAATTTCAAGATGGGCGCCGCCTGATGGGTCCTGACGATCCAATCTTCGCCAAACGCGAGAAGCGCGCGATCCAGATCACGCAGAACGCGAGCCGGGAGGAGCTGCTCGCCTTCTTCGGCGTGGATGGCGGGATGGTGCGCCTCCCGTCGGTCACGGTGCAGAGTGCGCTGCGCGTTCCGGCCTTTTCGGCCGGCGTCAACTTCCTCGCCCGCACACTCGCGACGCCGACGCTCGAGGCGTTCCGGGAAACGAACAAGGGACCGACGAAGGTCAGCGGCCGACTGCAGACCTTGGTCCGCGATGCGCCGAATCCGGAATGGTCCAGCTTCGCAGCCAGGGTCTTCTTCTGGACGAACTGCTTCCTCTACGGCCGCGGGCTGTTCGCAATCCTCCGCAGCAACGGACAGCCCTACGAGCTCTGGCCGATGAACGTGCCCGCCGTGCGGGTCACGATGGATGAATTCGGGCGCAAGTCCTATACCGTCACGAGCTCAACCGGGCAGCCGCTGCCAGGCAAGCGCTTCAGCTCGGCCGACGTCATCGACGTCCCGTTCATGCTCTCTTCGAACATGGTCAACGTCCTCAGCCCGATCACGGTCGGCGAGAAGGCGCTGCAGCTCGCCCTGGCCATGCAGGACTATGGTTCCAACTTTTTCGCTGGCGGCGGTGTGCCGCCCCTCGCGCTCAAGGGGCCGATCCCGCAGGGGGAGCAGGCGCTCAAACGCCGTGCCGACGATGTAAGGCGTGCTATCCAGGCCGCGAAGGACCGCGGCGAGCCCTTTTTCGACATTCCTCCCGATCACGAGCTCACGCCCGTCGGCGTCGACCCGGAAAAGGGGCAGATGACGGACGCCAGGCGGCTCCAGAACGAAGAGATCGCGCGGATCCTCGGCGTTCCGCCAGTTTTCATCCAGGATCTGTCGAAGCTCACCTATTCGAACGCCGAGCAGCAGGACCTGCAGCTCGTAAAGCATACGGTCAGCCACCACTGCAGCGCGCTCGAGCAGGAGATGAACCTCAAGCTCTTCGGGCAAATGAATGGCCGGCGCTACGTGCGCCACGATCTGGACACCCTGCTGCGCGGCGACTTCAAGACCCGCATGGAAGGCCTGGCTCGATCGGTCCAGGGCTCAATCCGCACGCCGCAAGAGGCCCGCCGGGCCGAAGGCCTGCCAGACCACGACAATCCGCTCGCCGACGAGCTCTTCATGCAGGGCGCCACCGTCGTGTTGGGCACCACGCCAGCGCCCGCGGCCCCACCCCAAAAAGACGACAATGGAGACGATGCCGATGCCGGCAACAAAACCGCAGACTGAGACGCGCGAACGACGCGCGATCGCAGCAACGGGCCTCGAGCTCCGCTCGGCGGCCGGCTCTGACAAGGGGCGCACGGCGGCCGGCTATGCCGCGCTGTTCGGCGTTAGGTCCGATATCGGCGGCTACTGGACAGAGGAAATCGCGTCGGGAGCCTTCGCCAAGTCGCTCCGCGAAGACGACATCCTAGCGCTCCATAGCCACGATACCGGTCGCGTCGTCGGCCGAACCGGCGCCGGCACCCTGACACTGCGCGAGGATTCGAAAGGGCTCGCCTTCGAGAACGAGCTCCCCAACACGACCGATGGGAACGACCTGATCGTCTCGATTGAGCGACGCGACATCCCCGGCATGTCGTTCGGCTTCATCGCGACGAAACAGGAGTGGGACGAAACTGTCGACCCGCCGCATCGGACGATCCTTGAGGCACGGATCTTCGAGATCACTTACTCGGCGTTCCCGCAATACACGGACACGGAAGTCGACCTTCGCTCCCTCGAGGAGGCGCGCAAAAGCGCGGCGCTCGAGCGGAAGGAGCGCAACCGGATGGGCTGGCTCGAGCGCAAGGCGCGCACCGAGCAGCGGATCCGCAAAATTCCCGGCGACAAGCCGGAGGCTTAGGCGCGCAGCTCTCCAGCGCACCAGTCGGCCGCCTTCGGGCGGCTTTTCTTTTGGAGTGAACGATGAACCTGAAGGAAATGCAGGAGAAGCGCGAGCAGCTGGTCACCCAGGCCCGCGCCGCCCTTGACGAGATCA